AGAAGGCCCTTGAAGCACTTCCTATGCGCCGGGAATACAAGGAAAAAGCGTCCAGCGCTGCGGAGCGGAAGCAGCGCGAGCGCGACGATCGGAAGGCCCTTTTCGCCCTGCTCCGCGAGCACGGTCACACCCCGGCATGGGACACGCCGACCCGTGACCTGCGTGACCAGGTGGCATCGCTCCCGTCACAACCAGTCACGCCACCTGTCACACCTGTCACGCAACTGGTCACGGCTAAGACAGAGACAGGGACAGAGACAGAATTAAAGAAAGAAGATGATGGTGGTGGTGAGCGCGTGCGCGAGCCCGAACCGGTCACACCTGTCACACCGGTCACATTGGCCGAGTTCCCGAGCGACCTGATCGCCATCACGGCCGAAGCGGCACGGGTCGCCGGGGTCAGGCACATCGATCCCGGGCGGATCGTCGACCACCAAGCCGTCGTGAAGGCCTGGCTGGACGATGGCCTCGATCCGGAAGCCGACATTTTCCCCGCGATCCGTGACGCGCTGGTGAACGCGTCGGGCCGGATCAGTTCGCTCAAATGGTTCGACGGCCCCGTCCGTCAGTCGAAAGCACGCAAGGAGGCGCACTCGAATGGCGCAAGAACTCGTGACGCAGGCCGCTACGCCGACCGCATGCGCGACCCCGTTCTCGACGAGATCGCTCGAAGCGGCACTGCCTGAGTGGCTCGACCGCAGTCTGATCGAGGATGATATTTTCTACCTCCCGGCGCGTCTGCCGGACGGATGTTCGTTCACCCTCAAGCGCGCCGCCGACCAGTTCGCCCGGGCGATCGACCAGCGCTGCACGCACCAGGAACGAACCTCCATCCTGGGTGAGCTGCGCCTTCGAACCCTGCCGCGGGACGAGAGCCGCGACGAGGCGATCGGGCGTTTCCGGCTGCTGCGAGACGATCTCCGTGAGCAGCCGACAGATGTGCTTCGTGAGGCTGTCGAAGCCTATGCCGCGGAGAACAAGTTCTTCCCGGCCGGCGCGGGTGAGCTGCTCCCCTACTGCCGCGCCATCAGCGGACGTCGACACCGGATCAGGTGGCGGCTCGACCAGCTGGCGAAGGAGGCGGAGAAGCGCGAAGCCGACGAGCGGCGCCGACGTGAAGACCCGCTCACTCCCGACGAGGCGCGGGCGATCATCGAACGTCACTGCCCGTGGGTTCGAGAGGAACGGGCGGAGCGTGAAGTGGTTCGCCATGAGGGGCCACCACGCGTCCCGACCCGCGACGATTACATCGCCCTCGGCGTCGATCCTGCCGTGCTCGACCGCCCATGAACTCGCCGCTCGCTCGCTACGCCGCTATCGGCCGCGACCCCGATCCGGAGGGCGCGCTGAAGATCGCGCGGCGGGTCCACGCCGAGACGGACGGCGAAATCGTCATCATCGAACGGCGCCGCCTGACGAGCTGGGCCGATCGGAAGCAACTGGAAATCCTCGCCGAGAAAGCCGGCGTGAAGCGGAGGGCGTAGATTATGGCGGGGGGCGAAAACCTGGCGCGGGCTCGGGGCGAGGAGCAGCGCGTCGCAGAGATGCTCCGCCGAGATGCGCAGGAGCGGCTCGAGGAGGCGCTACGGCAGGACGCGCAGCGCCGGGTCGAGAACGGCGATCCTGGCTCGCTCGCGGACGCGGCGGTACCGCCGACGCCGGAATGGAAGCGCCAGGGCGGGTTCGTCGAGACGACGGCGGGGCGCGAGCACTGGACCGACCAGACCGTCACGACGGTCAAGCGGGTGCAGAGCCGGGCCAAGATCGAGCAGCTCCACATGAACGGCGATCTCGACGACCGTCAGTTCGCATCGTGCCGCTGGTACCGCTCGAAGTGGACGCTGGCGTCCATGTTCCAGGGACCGTCGATCGCGGCCTACAACTCCGATCCCAGGGGCGAGAAGATCTACGGGCATTTGCCCCGCAGCGCCGTCGGCGCCGAATGCCGCTCCGATCTGCGCCGCGCGCAGGCCGCGCTGCCGCCGGCGACCAACCTGCTGTTCGACCTGATCGTCATCGAGGACATGGGGATCGACGAAGCCGGCCAGCGCTGTCGCATGGGGCACCGGCGGGCCAAGCTCCAGTTCCTGACCGCCGCGGCGGCGCTCTCGGCCTTCCTCGACGGATACCTTCCCGACAAGCTCCAGCAGCGCACCGACGACGCCCGGCTGAAAAACGGCGCTTGACAGTGCAACCGAGCTTAGGCAGTTTCCGCGCCATATTCCAGAATTGCCTCTGGAGACGAAGGGCCTTGCGAATCGCGGGCCCTTTTCTCGTTTCAGGACAGGCCGAATATGGCGCGAACCCCCGCTGATCCGTCGGCGCGGCTCGCCATTCTTCGCGAAGTCCGCAAGCACATCAAAGCCGGCGAAGAGTTCATCGGCGACGAGATGGCGAAGGTGCTCCGCCTGTCATGGCGCCACCTGTCCGAACTGATCGACGAGCATCCGGAGTGGCCGGTGCTGCAGCGCGGATCGGAGGGCGTGCCTTGGCGGTTCGAGGGTCGCGCGCTGATCGACGCCATGATCGCGCACTACGAGGCGGTCCAGAAGGAGCGCGCGGCACGGTCGGCGCGGATCCAGCAGCTGTCCGGCCTGCCGATCCCGAAGGAAGCGGCGGGGCGCTATTCGCTCGCCGAGCTGAAGCAGATCGACGGCCTGCAGCGCGAGGTGCAGAGGCGCAAGGTCGAGCAGCGCGGCTATGTCACGATCGAGGAGCACCGCCGGGTGATCACCTCGATCTTCACGACGATCCAGACGGAAATCCTGTCGGCCGCGCCGGAGCTGGACCCGGCCGGCAAGTGGCCCGCCGACGTCCGGGCCGACGTGATCGACCGCAACCGCACATTGCTCGTCCGCTTGCACGACCAGGTGAGAGACAGGCTGACCGATGATGTTCGACCCGCTCGCCGAGCTCGAAGGCGAGCTGGAGGCGCTGGCAAGCGATAGCTTCTGCGCTTCGGCGCATGAGGCGGCAATCGATCTCGCCTCGCTGCTGCTGCCGCCCGAAGAGATTTCGACGGTCGATTGCGCCGCGCAGTACCGGTACCTGAAGAACCCGGAGGGCGACGGGGTGCGGCTCTATTCGGTCGCGCGCACGCCGTACATGACCGAGCCGATGAACGCGCTCGACGATGCGCGGTACAGGATGGTCGTCGTGGTCGGGCCGGAGCGGTCGGGCAAGTCGGTCGCCGGCGAGTGCTTCCTGCACAAGCGGCTCCGGAATGGCCCGGTCACGGACACGATCATCTATCTGAACGCGAAGAGCGACGTCGACAGCTACTCCGACAAGGAGTTCCACGATCTCGTCGCGCTGCACCCGGAGATCCACTCCAAGGTTCCGGGCTGGCCGAAGCAGTCGAGCGACAACAAGCGCCAGTTCAAGCGCATCGCGGGCCGGGTCATCCAGTTGCTGCCGGCCAACGACAGCAACCTTCGCCAGAAGGAAGCCCCGCTGATCATCGCGACGGAGCTGTCCGGCTGGCGCGCCGCGCTCCGCAACAAGGCCGTGATGGAAATCCGCGGCCGGCAGAAGAGCTTCGGGAACCAGGCCAAGGCCTATCTCGAAAGCCACCCGGACGACGGCTGGAACGGGAGCATCGTCACCGCATGGCGGGAGTCGACGCGCGGCCTGTTCTACTGGCCCTGCCCGGACTGTGATTGCTGGTCGAGCCCGCACCCGCTGGCGAAAAAGGGCATGCGGATGAAGCTGGACTTCGACCGGGACGACGCGCTCGACGATCAGGCCCGGCTCGACAAGGTGGCCGAGACGGCCCGGCTGCTCTGCCCGCATTGCGGGTCGCTGATCGACGACGCGCAGCGGGACACGATGGTGGACCGCGGCGTCTGGGTGTTCGAGGGCCAGGCGATCTCGGAAGACGGCACCGTCACCGGCGCGCCGATCGACCATGACACCGCCGGCTTCTGGATCCACGGCACCATGTCCAAGGTCGTGTCGCTGGCGGCCCTGGCGAAGGAATATGTCTCGGCACTGGTGGTCTTCGAGCGGACCCGCGACCCGCAGCGCCTGAAGCGCGCCACGGTCAAGTCGCTGGGCGAGGTGTATGAGGGCGGGGGAGCAAGGGGCTTCGACCCGAAGCGGCTGAAGGAGCGCGCGGACGAGGCGCCCGCAGAGGACCGGTTCGACCGGGGCACCGTGCCCGACGAAGTGTTCTTTGTCACCGCCGCGGTCGACGTCGGTGGGACCAAGTTCGACGTGATCATCATCGGCTGGGACCTCGAGGGTCGCAGCTGGATCATCGACCGGTTCACGATCAAGCAGCGGCCCGACGGCCACGGCAACATGATCGACCTTCGGCCGCGCGAGCGGATCGAGGATTGGGACGTGATCCGGACACAGGTGCTGAACCGCACCCTGCCGCTCGCGTTGGACGAGACGCTGCGCATGCCGGTGGCGGCGGTCGCGATCGACGACGGCGACGGCAACGCGACGTGGAAAGCCCGTGAGTTCGCCCGGCGCATGGCGCTGGCGAAGCAGCATTGGGGGAAGGCGCCGTTCTGGCAGAAGGTCCGGCTGGTCAAAGGAGCGAGCAAGGCGAGCGCTCCGATGCTGCCGGTCAAGCCGACGCCGGTGAACGTCGACGAGGACGGCCGCGAGGTGAAGCCGAGCGTCGATGAGTGGCTGCTGGGCGTGTGGCGCCTCAAGGAGCAGACGCTGGAACGGCTCGCGCTTGACGAGGATGGACCGGGCTTCGTCCGGTTCGCCGATGGCCTGCCGGCATCGACATACGAGGAGTTCGGCGGCGAGGCGCTGGTCGACGGGAAATGGGAGCGGCGCGGTCCGAACGAGTCGCTCGATCTGTTCGGATACGCGGAAGCGGCGCGGCTGATGCTGAAGCCGGACCGCAAGGAAATCGCTTGGGACACGCGCGTGCCGCAATGGGCGCGGCCAGTCCCCATCAGTTCGCCGGGGCGCGTCTCACCCGATGGTACACCCCTGACCTCTGCGCAGGCCCCGGCGAAACAGAAGAAGACGCTGTTCGACAGGTTCGACCGACTCAACGCTGGAGACTGATCCCTTGGCTACCTCGCTTGCCACGCTGCTGACGTATCGCGACGAGGCGGTCGCGGCGCGTCATGCGCTGGTGATGGGGCAGGCGGTCATCGAGGTGCGGCGCGACGGACGCTCCATGCGCTATTCGGAAGCCGATCTCGGCAAGCTCAACGACTACATCGCGCAGCTCGACCGGGAGATTGAAATGGCGACCGCAGACAGCGAAAGCCGCCCCCGGCGCGGCGCGATCTCGTTCCGGTACCGCTGATGGCGACGGCAGCGGCAAAGCCCCGCATCCGCGTTCGGGCGGACGGCACCATCCCGGCGGGCCAGGCGCTGGTCGGCTATTCCGGCCGGGCCTACGACGCGGCGCGCTCCGACACGCGCGAGCTCCAGTCCTGGCAACCCTCGCTCTCCTCCGGTGACTCGGAGGCGCTCGGCGGCGCCGAGATGATCCGCAAGCGCGCCCGGGACATGGACCGCAACAATGGCTGGCTCAACGGCGGCCTCGACACCCGAACGGATGCAGTCATCGGCGCGAAGATCAGGCTCGAGGCGCGCCCCGACTTCGAAGCGATGGGCCGCACCCCGGAATGGGCTGAAGCGTGGGCGGTGAAGGCGGAAGCTGAATTCCGGATCTGGGCGAACGACGCGCGCTTTCTGTGCGACGTCGAGCGAGACTTCCAGTTCGGCGGCCTGGTCCGGCTCGCCTATCTCCAGTTCGCCCGCGAGGGCGAGACGGCCGCGATCATCTACGATCTGCCCCGCGGTGGCACTTATAAGACGAGCGTCCTGGTGCTGGACGTGGACCGCATCAGCAACCGCGACAACGCCAGCGACACGGACCGCCGGCGCGGCGGGGTGCACCTGGACCAGAACGGCGCGGCTATCGCCTACGACGTCCGTTCACGGCATCCGAACGACGTTTCGACCAGCGCGCAGAGCTTCGTCTGGACGACCATTCCTCGCGAGGGCCGCACCGGCCGTCCCCGCTTCATCCATGTGAAGAACAAGCGCCGCCCGCAGCAAACGCGCGGCGTGTCGCAGCTCGCGGCCTCGCTCAAGCGCTTCAAGATGCTGGAGCGCTACGACAACGCCGAACTGGAAGCGGCGCTCTGGAACGCGATCAATGCCTTCGTCATCCAGTCGCCGTTCACCGGCGAGGAAGTCACCCAGGCCTTCGCGCCGATCGATGACGGCGAGGGCGGTGCGACCACCTATGCCGACCAGCTGATCGATTTCCGCGAAAAGAAGAAGGTCACGATCGGCGACGGCGTGCAGGCGCTGCACCTGTTCCCGGGCGAAAAGGGCGAGATGCTCTCGGCCGAGCGGCCCGCGACCAACTTCGCCGCCTTCGAGTCCGCCGTGCTCCGCAGCCTCGCGGGCCAGTTCAAGCTCAGCTACCAGCAGCTCAGCCAGGATTGGGCGTCGATCAACTATTCGAGCGCGCGGACGCTGCTCAACGAAACCTGGCGCGGGCTGATGGCGGACCGCCACCTGTTCACCCAGGCGTTCTGCACCCCAATTTACGCGGCATGGCTCGAAGAAGCCGTGTCGCTGGGCCGGGTGAAGATCCCGGGCGGCGCCGCAAACTTCTACCGCTGGCGCGCGGCGCTCACGATGGCGGAGTGGATCGGGCCGGGCCGGGGCTCGATCGATCCGCAGAAGGAAGCGAACGCCGGCGACATGAACCTGGCCGCTAATCGGCAGTCGCTCCAGATGCAATGCGCGG